GCAACAGAACCTTTATTAAAAGGAGATTCAACCATAGCTATTTTAACAGATTTAATTGATGAGTTATATAAATTAACTATAGCTCTACAAAGTGTTACTCCAAGTGGTGGGCCTTTAGTATTACCAGCAGCTACTCAGTTAGCACCTAAATTACTACAGATTAAAACCCAATTAAATAACCAAACTAAATCTAAAATAAGTAAAACTTTGTAATGAGCGGAATAGATATAAACATATTATTAAATTCACTTCCGGATGATTTAAAACCAAAAGGTTCAGCTAAATTACCTATTTTACTTTTAAACCTAGGATCTAATATACCAGATATTTTACAACCATCCGTTGATAATCTTATACTCCAATACAATTTAACTTCAGATGTTTGTCCAGATGCTGCTACTTTACAAGAAATATTAAATCAAAGAAATAATATTGTAGACCAATTAAACAAAATAGGTGTTAGATTAAATGTAATTGGAACTTCTATTACTGGAGTATCTAATTTTTTAAATATAATATTAACAACTATAACTACTTTAGATATTGCTTCTATAGGAGTATCCTTAGCTTCTAAGTTTATACCCTCCCCACCAGGTGTTCCTGGAGTTGTTGTTTCTGGTTTGAATGATATACAAACAGCAATTAGAAAAATTACTTTTGACCAATTTGGGGATTCAAAATTAGCTAAAATTAAAGAAACACTAAGTAGTGCTGCTTTAGTTATTTCTATTATAGGAGCATATGTTTTAAAAATAACAGAATCCTTAAAAATAGTAGATAATTTTATATTATCTTGTGACCAATATTCTAATCTTTTACCTCAATCTCCCGAAATTACATCATTAGCGGATTCACAAAAACAAGCTAATAATACTCAAAATTTATCTACATATAGTGGATTTATTATTGAAATAGAGGAAGTACCTTATACACCTACGGTTATACGTAGAAGAGCATTAGGTAAAAATCAACAAGGTATTGTTCTAATAACTACCGAACTATCTTTTACAACAGATGATCAAACATTAATTAGTGAATTAAAACTAATAATTGACAGAGATAATTTAAAAGCTTATTAACTTAATATTTATAAACAATGAAACCATCAGATTTTAAAAAAATTATTAAAGAGGCAGTAAGGGAAGCTATTCAAGAAGAATTGAAAGATATTCTATTGGAAGCTGTTCGTGCCCCTAAAACAATTGTTACGGAGTCGCTTAAAGACACTTACGCTCAACCTCATCTTTCAAAACCAAAACAATTAACTCCTCAAGAAAGACAAGCAATGTTTGGAGGTATTTTAGAGGAAATGCAAGGTGGTGGAGCAGCTACTACTGCTTACAACGGACAATTTCAACCACAAGGACCAGTAGATGCTATTAATGGAGCATTACCTGAAGGTAATGTTGGGTTAGACCAGATTATGGCTTTAATGAATAAATAATGGCATTTGGAGCAAAGAAAATAGCACCTATTGATCTTAAACCTAGTGTTGGGGTTGGGGTAGGTCTTCCTTTTAATGCTCCTGGTGTTTTTAGAATTACATATACAACAAAAGAAGCTATTAAAAATAATTTAATTAATTTTTTCTTAACAAATCAACCTGAAAGATATTTAAATCCAAATTTTGGAGCTAATTTAAGGGCTTTTATTTTCCAACAAATAGCAGAAGATAATCTTGATTCTTTAAAAGAAGATATTCAACAACAATTAGGATTATATTTCCCAAATGTTATAGTTGGAAGTTTAAATGTAGATTCAATTCCTGATTATAACCAAGTAATGGTAGAATTAACATATAACATAAAAGACACAGGTCTAAGCGATACAGTACAAATATTATTTAATTAATGGCAACTAAAAGAAAAAACATACAGTATATTAATAGGGACTTTAACGAGTTAAGAGCTAGTTTAATAGACTATGCTAAAACCTATTTTCCAACAACCTATAACGATTTTACTCCAGCATCCCCAGGTATAATGTTTATGGAGATGGCTGCCTATGTAGGTGATGTTTTATCATTTTATTTAGATAATCAGGTTCAAGAAACATATTTACAATATGCTCGACAAACTAATAACCTATATGAGTTAGCTTATATGTTTGGTTATAAACCAAACGTAACTCAAGTTGCTACTACTGCTATTGATTTTTATCAACAGTTACCAGCTAAATTATCTGGTTCTACTTACATCCCAGATTTTGATTATTCTTTATTTATTAATCAAAATGCTCAAGTAGCATCTGTTACAAATAATTCAATATCATTTTTAGTTGAAGATCCAATAGATTTTTCCGTTTCAAGTTCGGGCGATCCTACTGAAATAACTGTATTTTCATTAACTGGAGGTAATCCAAATTATTTCCTTTTAAAGAAAACTCGTAAAGCTATTTCATCTACTATTAATACAACTACTTTTACGTTTAGTGCTCCTCAACAGTTTTCAACAGTTGAAATAAATGCTCCTCAAATCGTAGGTATTTTAGATGTAACAGATACAGACACTAATAAATGGTATGAGGTAGATTATTTAGGCCAAGAAATGGTATATAATTCAATTAAAAATACCAATACAAATGACCCTAATTTATCTCAATATTCTGGTGATACTCCTTACTTATTAAAACTAGAAAAAATTCAACGTAGGTTCGTAACTAGATTCTTAGATTCTGGATCTTTACAATTACAATTTGGATCTGGCACTGCTTTAGATACTGATGAGGAAATTATTCCAAATCCAAATAACGTAGGTATTGGTTTACCTTTTGAAAAATCAAAACTTACAACAGCTTATTCACCCGAAAATTTCTTATTCACTAAAACATATGGTATTGCCCCTTCTCAAACAACACTTACTGTTAGATATTTAACAGGTGGAGGAGTAGCATCAAACGTATCTTCAAATGAATTAACTAATTTAACAGCAAATATCCAGTTTTTAAACTCAAATTTAAATTCAGTTACTGCTCAAACTATATTTGATTCATTAGCTGTTACTAATCCGATTGCGGCTGATGGGGGAGGAGATGGAGATACTGTAGAGGAAATTAGACAAAACTCATCTGCTAACTTTGCCTCACAATTACGTAACGTAACTCAAGATGATTATTTAGTAAGAACATTATCTATGCCTGCTAAGTATGGAGTTATTTCAAAAGCATATATTGAACCAACTAAAGCTCAATCATTATCAGCAGGTGAGTCTCAATCCGTATTAGACTTGTATGTGTTGTCATATAACGTAAACCAACAGTTAGCCACAGCATCACCCGCTTTAAAACAAAACGTTACTACATACTTATCTCAATATAGAATGGTTAACGATTCTGTTAATATTAAAGACGGATTTATTATTAATATTGGGGTTAATTTTGATATTATAGTACTCCCAGAATATAATAGTAACCAAGTATTAGCTGATTGTATAGTTGCTTTAAAAGACTATTTTGCTATTGATAAATGGCAAATCAATCAACCAATTATTTTAAGAAATATTTATATTCTTTTAGACAAAATTACAGGAGTTCAAACAGTAAAATCAGTAAATATTATTAATTTAGCGGGTGTTAATATAGGATATTCTCCATATGCTTATGACATAAATGCTGCTACTGTTTCTAATGTAGTTTATCCTTCACTAGACCCAAGTATTTTTGAAGTTAAATATCCTAACCAAGATATCCAAGGAAGGGTAGTAAATTTATAACAAAATGGCAGTATTAAAAATATTCCCCGAAAAAGACGCTACATTATATTCTTTATTTCCTAGTATGAATACTGGGTTAGATGAAATAGTTGAAGCTACTCTTACTACCTTTGCATATTCAAATCCTAGCCCACAAGCTAGTAGATTTTTAGTTCAATTTGCTAATGAGGATATAGCAGCAGCTGTTGATTTAATTCCTCAACCTACCTTTGATTCAGGGAGTTGGAATGCAAAACTACAATGTTTTGTATCTACTGTTACTGGATTAGCAGTTACAACATCTATAGATTGCTTTCCAGCAGCCCAGTTTTGGGGAATGGGAACTGGTAGATA